AGGATTTTGAAACGTAAGTAGTGTTTGACCCGATAAAGACCCAAAACATTGTTCATCAACTAACAGGGCAATAGCGTTGTCATAGTGTTGTTTCCCGACATTAAAATCTGGGTTGAAAGTAACACCTATTCGGCTAATACCTCCCCCTGTTTGACCTGGAACGGGGTTTTCAAAGTAGTTTCCCTTCAATGAAAACATATTAATGATTTCCCATGGAGGTAACATATTTACATAATAATACCAACTTTCAGAAACTCTAGCGTTAAATTCCGCTCTTGGTATCCTTTGTTGCCATGGATATCCTCTAGGTTCTTCCCCGTCGTCATAAGCCCATCCTGCAAACATATACTGAATTTTCTCTAATTCTATTGTATCTGAATTAGGTCCAATATTATACGGTTGTGTCCAATATTCGGAAACACTTAAATCTGCATTACAACTTGTATCATAAAATCCACCACTACCCAATATATCATCACTTGAACAATCACAAGCTTGACAATCTGGATACGTTAACATCGGTAATTTGATTTTTTTCAAATCAGGAAATCTCGTTCTGATTTCAGATGGTGATGGTGGTTCTTTACACTTGATTCTAAAACCTAACTTTCTAGCCCAACTACACAATTTATAAACTAGATTGACAACTGGTAAAACTACAGCTATAAAAAATTCTCTTATGAATGTTAGTAATAATGAAAGTACATGTAGTTGAACAATAAGGACAAGTAATATTGGATTTAAGACCGTCAATAAAATATTGGCAATAAAATAAATAAAATCAAATTTATAATTAGCATCTGTGGCTGGGAACTTATTAATTTCACTTTCACAAGTTTCATCAGTTATATCTTTGATTGCTACAAATCTGTTTACAAATACACCACTTTTGAAATTATCAATCAATGCTGCGGTCGTATAAACTTTTTTATATTTGAGTTGATAGAATGTGTCTTGACAATTGACCATTTCTGACATTCTATCAATGAACTCGTTATTTACTAAACTAAATCCATTAGTATAACCAGACCAGTCCAAACCAAAATAGTATGAACTTTGAAACTTTTTATAACTATTTGAATTAGTGTTGGGATCATAAGCGGGATCTGTTTGTGATGCGGACCATCCATACTCTTTTATATTTGGTACCAAATAATAACCTCTTCGTATTTCTCTTTTTTCAAAAGTTGGAGGTTGTTCATATTTAATTTTAAAACGATATTTTCCTGATGTTGGAATACCAACAGATGGGTCTAAACTAATAATTTGTTCTCCAAATTCATTTGTTGTTACATAGTCCATATTCATCGGAACATTCAACAAAAATACACCATCAACATCTATCACTTTACCTCCTGAAGGTAACTCAGCTTGTTCTAGAATTGGATATCCATTTTCATCGTTAAATAGAGTTTGTCGTATAGCAATAATTTCTCCAGGACTAGAAGTGAGATTACAAAGTTTTCCAATCCCATTTTTAGGTATACATCTTTTACTTAAGCTTTGTTCATCTACATTGGAAAACAATGACCCCATAAAAAGAGCCGATGGTGTGATCTTGACTCCTGATTCTGTTAAGTCAAAATCTTGTCTAGTTATTCTAATTTGACAAGATTCAGGATCTCCCCAAAAAGGTAATACCTCTATTGTTTGTATTTGATTGACTATTTGTGGTAGTTCAATCAAATTATTAGATGATGGGAATTTATTTCCATCAATTTGTTCGGGTGTTGCAAGTCCAATATCGATTAAATCCTGTGGTGATAAAGAAAATTGTCCAATATCCGATAAATCACAATCCATAACTAATTTCCATTCCCCTAAAGGAACACCCATAATCATAAAATCACCACTTCCATTTGTTTTAACCGTATATTTATAATATTTTTCATAAATTTCGATCAATGCGGGATTTGTTACAATGTCTCGCTTGGAAGGGAAAGTACCTGTTGGTGTGTGACCACCATGTTGTTTTTCATATGGTAACAAATTGTAACGATAACCTTCATCATTCTTATCGGTAACATCAATGTAAGGATATAGATTAGAGATTATCTCATTATTTTGGTCTATTGAATCTAACGGTACAAATATACTTATCTTAACATTTGGAATACCAAATCCATTATTTACAATAACTCTTCCAGCAACAACTCCATAGTCAGCACAAATTCTCGGATAAACGTCTTGTTGTCTTATTTTCAATGATAAAATTTCTAATTGGTCAAAATCTTGATCCAATTGAATATTGATTTGTTTGTCTACCCCTACCTGGGTTCTGATTCTGTAACTATTGGACATAAAAATGTCTTTTTTTGATAAATAGTAATACTACTATTTTTCAAAATGTAATTCTACGAATCGATAAGTGAATTCTTACGTCAAAATAATTGACTGGTAGTTTTTGGTTCTTACAGTAATATCTCTATTTGGGAATCTGATTTGATAAATTTGATTTGGTTCTGCGAAAATTGTATTATCAACCAAAGATATTTTTTTAGTTTCAGAATCTGAATACGGCATTGATGTTTGTGCGGACGAATATTGTCCACCAACTCTTCCAAAAACTGAAATGTCGTTTACACTCAATACTCCATTTTCGTTTTGTATAATTCTATAAAGTTCAGATAGTACTATATTTTGTCCCATACCTCTGATAACTGGACTGAAAAATGAAGTGATTTTGTCAATTATATTAGTTATAACAACTCCCTGATTTTGTGACGCATCTAAGACCACTGAAGTATCTATTGCAATATCAATAACCTGAGCACTACCGATTGTTACATAATCATTTATCATTCTGTAGTTTGAAAGATATTCAGCAATGTTATTTTTCAAAGTTTGAGATACCTCAGGAATCAATCTACCATTTTGATCGTATGACAAAACATTAACATTTATCTTATTATTATTTTCAGTTATTGAAACTTTTGCAGGTGCACCAAATTGTGGTGGCATATTTCTTAAAACAGCTTCATAATCCTGGATTGTTACCGCTCTATTTTGAGCACTAAAATTGTATGTTACGTAATTTCTAATCTCCTCCGTTGATGGGTATCCTGCACCTCCAATAGCGGCAGTTGGGTTATTACAAACCAAAGAATTAACTACTTGGGTATTGATTGTCTCAGATGGACCATTTACAAAGAAATTTACAGATCCAATTTGATTAATTACATTGACCCCCAAATTTGTACCAAGTCCACCACCGATTCTATATTGAATAAATAACGTCGAATTAGCTTGTGGTATAGCCCCCAACGCTAGTGAGTTATTTTGATATCGTTGTACCTTGAGTGGTACATCTAAAGCGGTAAATTCTCTAAGTTGGTCATCCGCAGTGTTAGTACCTCCACCAAAAGTAATTTTATAAAAACCCTCGGGTGTGTATTCTGTGATAAACCTGTTTTGAGTTTCAATGTATACACCTACTTTGATTGCTGGATCATCGGATGGTTTTGATGGATCCTCAACAAATATGCGACTCTCAGCCAACGCTGGGACTTCATACCATCTACCTTGAGCGCCTAAAAATTCTTGATCCGATGGAATATTCGAATACGCAGTTCCAGGCTTTTGTATCATCGATGTAATCCCTAAGACATTTTTTTCAGGTAAGAAAAAACTAAAGAAGGGTGTTACATCATTTGGAAGAATGGTTCTTTTGAAGACCTTTGTAATCCCATTAACTACAGTTTCTCTTTTGGTTATTGTGTAATTAATTAGGTTATTATTTACATCGAAATTAGGTATTTTCAACCTATTGGGAATCCCATCAACATTGAAAGGTGATGCAAAATTAACGTCATATACCGTTTCAAATATTTGACCTGCGCCAATTACTTGACTTCCCCTTCTTAGAATACCTAAGTACCGTTCATCTTCTTTGTCCCCAAACGCAGGTACCGTTATCGAAAAATCAACCAACGCAACTGAAGGTCTTTGACCTGGAATTTTCAACCCATATGTCCTTGCTATATTGTAAATTGATGATCTTTGTTGTGCAAATTGAAGTACGGTCTCCTGAATACTTCTGTCTATATTATAGTGAAGATTGTCCGCAACCGCAGCGTTAAGATCTAGAAATACCGAAAATACGGCAGCGTCGTTAAAGTTGTCAATTAACTCAGGATAATATGTCCTTGTATAATTGATGAGTTCCTGTCTTATAGTTACAAAATCTCTCGCAGTGTATGATATTTTTCTTTCAGCCATATTAGATATTAATAATTACAAAATCTTTAGAATTAAAGACATCGTTAGAAATTGCATAATCAATTCTAACTTTAGCTGTATATTCTGAGACATTTTGATTTGGTATTGATAACTCAGGATTAACCACATTTCCCGCAGTTGTCACTGTCATACCAGCAGCTTCATCAGAAGCTGCCTGTATGACTATATTTGTGATTTGTAAGTTGGGTAAAAATTGTTGTACAGAGTCTCGTATCTCAGATTCAATTTCAGAAAAGGTGGGTCCGTCCATTGGTTGAAAAATGTATTCATACAATCTAGTCCCAAAATTCGGTAGAAAATATCTACTACCTTTTCTTGTGAGTAAAAGATGAATAAGATTCGTTCGGATTTCTTCAGCAACATATTCAGTTAACTCCAAATACTTACCTTCCATACTATCCACGAATGGAAAACTTATTCCATATGTCTTTCCTTGAGCCATATGTATAAATATACCACCTTGAATTTTGTGATGTAGTTCTATGAACTACATGTCAAACAATTTGGATCATCTAAAGAACAAACTTTGTTTATCATATCTTCTGTCAATGTCAAATTATTGTTTTCGAGTGGTTTGGGTTTGAAACTTTCTTGTGTTTCTAGAGTATTCAACGCTGACATATCAACACCCAATCCTTTGATCGCCGCAGCTTTAGCCTTAGTTCTCAAATAATACATTCCTGTTTTTAATCCTAATTTCCATCCGTACATATGTGCCGAAGATAACTTAGATTGTGTTACATCTTGCATAAAAATGTTTAGAGATTGTGATTGGTCAATAAAAATTGCTCTGTCTCGAGCCATATCCAAAATAGTTTTACCCTTCATTTCCCAAACAGTTTTGTAAACTTCTCTGATCTCAGATGGTATTTCATCTATCTTTTGGACTGACCCATTTCCGTCAAATAGTTTCAATCGAATTCTATCGTTCCAAAGTCCAAGGTTAACCAAATCCTCAACCAAATGTTTATTGATGATTACAAATTCACCACTTAATACATTTCTTTTGTATAAGTTAGTTGTAAAAGGTTCAAAACATTCGTTATTACCAAGAATTTGTGCGGTACTCGCAGTAGGCATCGGAGCTACAAGTAAGGAATTTCTAAGTCCATGTTTTTCAATTTGAGACTTTAACGTACTCCAATCCCATAAACCAGAAAGATTCTCCATACTGACATCCCACAAATCAAACTGTAACTTTCCAAATGATGCTGGTGATCCTTCGTATGTTTCATATGGACCATGTTTCATTGCCAAATCTTTTGATGCTGACAACGCCGCAAAATAAATTGTTTCAAATATTTCACTATTCAATTTTTGAGCCTCAGGACTTTCAAAAGGTAGAGATAACATTACAAAGGTATCCGCTAAACCCTGCACTCCTAAACCTATAGGTCTATGTTTGAAATTTGAAGTTCTTGTTTCTATTGTAGGATAATAATTTATATCGATTACTTGATTCAAGTTAACTGTCATTTGATAAACAACTTCATATAACTTTTGGAAGTTGTAAGTCCGCAACTTTTTGTTTTTCTCACGTACTTTTCCTGATGGAATGTCCACAAATTTAGGAAGTGCTACTGACGCTAAATTACAAACTGCGATCTCGTTTTTGTCGGTATATTGGCATATTTCACAGCACAAATTTGACGATTTGATTGTACCCAAATTTTTTTGGTTAGTTTTGTAATTGACAGCATCTTTGTACAACATATATGGAGTACCAGTCTCGATTTGTGAATCCAAAATCTTTTCCCAAAGTTCACGAGCTTTGATCGTTTTGATGGCTCTACCCTCCCGTTCGTATTTTGTATAAAGCTCAGTGAAAGCTTTCGAATCAGGTGTATCATATGCATCAATCAAACCAGGTACTTCCTCAGGTGAAAATAAAGACCATAGTCCATCACTCTCAACTCTTTCCATAAATAGGTTTGGTGTCCACATAGCTAAAAACAAATCACGAGCTCTCATTTCTTCCTTACCATGATTTTTTCTAAGGTCTAAAAAGTCAAATACATCAGCATGCCAAGGTTCAAGATATACCGCAATAGAACCTTTTCTCCTACCCCCGCCATTGTGAACTAAACTTATATCTGTAGTATAATTTGGGAGTTGCTCGATTTCCAAATCATATACTTCAGTATCTATTTTTGTTTCCTGAATAGACTCTATAGTTACTAACTCAATCTCATCTAAATTTAGATTAACAATTTCACTTACGATTTCACCATCTAAAATTTGATGGTCTAATTGAATATTTGTATTTTTCATAGTTTTTTTAAATTATTTTTATTTTTCCTTTGTGCCAAATGTAAAAGTTAAAATTATATCCCTTTGATATACAACCATCTCTTTTACATAAATTTTTTTTTCTGTCAAGTTCAAATGTTCTAGTAGATTTTACTTCAATAATTTTGTTCTCACTTTTAACGAATATATCAGGATAATAATTTTTTAATTTTCCATCCATAGTATATTCTATAGGATTATTTTCGAATCCTATTTTTAAGTCAGATCTACCATATTGTTCAATTAAAGTTGGTAATACATACCTTTCATATCCCTGAACTTTAATTTTTTCACCCCCTATATCTAACACATATGATTTAAAACTAGCCTCTAACTCCCGTCTACATTTTTCCGAACACGTTTTTCTGAATTCCCTATGTGTCAATCTAGAGAGACATGTCTTCTTACATATTTCACATTTTGGAATTTCAACTATGTCATTTAAAAACATATCAACTTTTTGTCTCCTTGGGATTGTATTATCATATAATTGATCAATTTTTTCCGACAAAATATAATTGTTTTGTATTATTTGAGATATCATTCCACATTTTTTTTGACCTTCCAATTGCTCAGTAGTAAGTGAAACTTTAAACTTTAATAAATCATTTTCAATGAATTTTTCTTCAAGTTTTTTTATTTTTCCATTCTTGTTATAACCTTTAGACCAACCATGAAAAGGTTTAAATCCATTTTGGTCTGATGGTACTGATTCTAAATTATGAAACTTTAAATAACTTAATTCATCAAAAGAAAGACCATACAAACCATGAATTTTTGCCCAATCCAAAATATCTTTTGTTATTTGAGGATGATATGTTATCATATAATGATATTTTTTTTTCTTCCCCGATTTATCATTTGAATAAAAATTTTTCATACTCCTTTTTACAAATAAATATAGAGGTGGAAGAAATTTTATTTAATTTTAATCAAAATATCTTCAGTTGTCAAATTTTCAGCTTCAACCCATTCCGCTTTTACCAACTTGTTTTGAATTTTATATGTTAAGTTTTCATCTTTCTTACCATTTTTTATTGTAAGATATAGGTGCCCTCGTGTTACAGTATTCTCACCAATAGAAGAATTGATGGTTATAAAATCTCTTTCTTTCTTTTCGAACTTCTTGACATTTGATACTGGATTGTAAGTACCGTTTGAATTCAAAACCATATCACCAACAGTAATCTCTGAAATTTTTTTATAACCAAGATTTGTTTTAACTTTTGTATCTGGAACAAAACACTGATCAACATACCGGGCAGTTTCATTAAACACCTTCAACATAGGAATAATACCATTTGAAGATCCATTGGTTCCTTTAATATAAGCACCTTTAGCTCTTATTTTGTGAATATTTACACCTATACCTCCAGCATTTTGAGATATCACCGCACAATCTGATAATGTCTTGTAAATTCCAGGAATTGAATCATCATCAATATCTAACAAGAAACAAGAACTCAATTGTGGTCGTTTGGTTCCAGAATTAAATAACGTAGGTGTTGCATGGGTAAATAACCCTTGTGATAACATATCATAGGTTTTTTGTACCATTTCCAAATTATCAAGCCAAATACCTACAGCAACCCTCATGTATAAATGTTGGGGGGTTTCTGCAACCTCACCAAACATTTTAAGTAGATAACTTTTTTCTAAGGTTTTGAAACCAAAGTAATCAAAATTAAAATCACGATCATGGACAACCATCGCATCCAATTCTTTTCCGTGTTGAACAATTACTTTGTACACTTCATCTGAAATCATACCCGCTTTCTCACCTGTTTTAGGATTGATGTAATGATATAACTTATCTGCTGTAGCAGTGAACCTTTTATCAACTCTTTTATACAACGACGTAATCGCAATACGTGCCGCCAAGGTAGAATAATCAGGATGATTAGTTACTAGTGATGCTGATGTTTCCGCAGCCAATCGATCTAGTTCCTCCGTTGTCACTCCGTCATATAAACCAGCAATTACTTTTTTTGATACTTCAAAGTAATCAACATAATCTTCATTCAAACCATATGTTTGCTTTTTGATTCTTGATGAAATTTTTTCAAATTTCACATATTCTCTTGTTCCGTCTCTTTTTACAACTTCCATTACTTTTTATTTTTAAAAATCTTCTTCAAAATTTATTTCTTTGGTTTCAATTACATCCCCCACCCCTCGTTTAGAATAATCAGATACTCGTTTTTCAAAAAAGTTTGTTTTGTTTTCTAATGCAATATTTTGCATAAAATCAAATGGGTTTTCTGAATTATAAACTTTACCAATACCCAAATCAACTAACAGTCTATCAGTAACATACTCCAAGTACTGACACATTAGTTTAGAGTTCATTCCGATTAAATCTACTGGAAGTGATTCGGTAATAAACTCTTTTTCAATCGTAAGTGCTGAGGTTAGAATTTCTAAAACTCTCTCTTTTGATAGTTGGTCTTGGATGTGATGACGATACAAATGAACCGCAAAATTGGTATGTAGTCCCTCATCCCGAGATATTAATTCATTGGAAAAACTCAACCCAGGCATTAATCCACGTCTTTTGAGCCAAAAGATTGAACAAAATGAACCAGAAAAGAATATACCCTCTACTGCCGCAAAGGCAATTAACCTTTCCGTAAAGGAGGACGATCCAATCCATTTAAGTGCCCAGTCCGCTTTCTTCTTAACGGCAGGAATAGTTTCTATTGCATTGAACAATATATTTTGTTCTTCTTTATCTTTGATATAGGTGTCAATCAACAGAGAATAAGTTTCTGAGTGAACGTTTTCCATCATGATTTGAAACCCGTAAAAAAACTTTGCTTCAGTATACTGAACTTCTTTTACGAAGTTTTCAGCAAGGTTTTCATTTACGATTCCGTCCGAGGCCGCAAAAAACGCCAATACATTCTTGACAAAATATTTTTCACCCTCATTTAATTTTTCCCAATCAGTTAGGTCTTGTTGTAGATCAATTTCTTCAGCTGTCCAAAAACAAGATTGAGCTTGTTTGTAGAGTTTCCACAAATCTTCATGTTGGATTGGGAATAGGACAAAACGATTCGGATTTTCTTGTAAAATCTTTTCCATAGTTATTAAATTTAAATTAGTTGTTTGTTTTTTCTGACAATCTTTGTTGTCTTTGTTCCATAAGTTCTTTAATTCTGTCTCTTTTTCTTTCTTCTTTGTTCTCTTCGAATCCTAAGAAAGTCACAGAATTTTCTGTATCAATAACGAGCATTTCATTATCAAATTTACAATTTTCAAATACCACTCCATCCTTACCTATTCTAGACTTCGTAACGGCCATTGTCGCAAGACCCGCTTCTTTTTGTTGTAAGGTCTTAGCAACTGTAATAATTACGTGACCAACTTGTGCTTTCTTAATAGATCCACCCATTTGATCGGTAGTTACGATCTCAGAGGATATACTACTCCTATTTCCTTGGGTTGCAGTCCAACCTGCAACACCAATTTCATGACACATCGCCTCATATCCCCTCATCACAGAACCTTCACTTTTCCATTCATCTCCCAAGTTTTTATCAGGTACGACACAATCAATATAATCCAAAACAATCATATCAATTGGATTACCGTCCGCTATCATTTTTCTTACCATACTTTTGATTTGAGTCATAGTATATGTATCTGATGCTAGTTTTTTAAGGTATAAATTATTTTGAGAAGTGTTTTGGATTTCTTCAGCTTTAGCAATTACATCTTCTTTATGATTTGGTAAGTCATCGGGAGAGATTCCAGTCCAAAGTGTGAAGTGTTTTCTTTGGATTACTTTCAAGTTGTCCTCAAAAAATATTTGAAGTACGTTGAATCCTAAGTTGAACGCTGTGTTTGCGATCTTAGTAAGAATGGTCGATTTACCAACCCCTGTCGGAGCGAGTATTACACCTATTTCTCCCTTTGCTAGTCCACCTTTTAATAGGTTGTCGATACCAGGTATACCCATAGGAATTGGGTGTCTGAAATCTTCTTTAAGAAGGTCCTCGAGATCATCGAAAACATCTACAATGTTTTTGTTGTTTTCTCCAATCTGAAGAGCTGATTTAATCAATTCCTCTAACTTGTCGTAGTTTTCGAACTCCCCACTATCCAATATCTTTTGCGATTTGGTAATGGCTTTCTGTAATTCTTGTTGTTTACAGAACTTCAGGGCTTTTTCTTGTACAAAGGCAAGACCATCGATGGGGGCTTTTTGAATTTTTGATATTGTATCATTCAATATCTTCAACATCAGTTCTTGTGGAAATTCACTTTTAACAATTTGATAAAGTGTTTCAAAGGAAGGTGAGCATTCATACTTGATGTAATACTCTTTTATCAGTTGAACAAGTGTTTTGAAATACTTGTTTTCGAAGTGTGTTGATTCTAACACGTCGAGGATAGTGTGTGAGAAATCCTTCTCAACAATAAGTTGATTGATAAGTTGTAATTGGAAAGTTTCTCCTAAATATTCAAAGTTTCTCGACATAATTTTTTCTTTTGTGTATTGATAAATACAATCAAACTAGACTATAGTCAAGGTAATTTGTCTCAAAATCTTTCGCTGCAAAAATGTCAGTAAGGTCCTTAAGTACACTTTTTACTTGCTGACGTATGTCTACGGTGTATCTTATTTTAGGTGGAAAAATTTTTGCATCTAGTGATCTATGACAAATTGTCATATTTTCTTTCATTATTTTGAAGTGAAAAATTTCAGGTCCATCGGTCATAGAGGTCTCCAATATTGTAGGATCCTCCATAATCTCATCCACGAGATCCATCATATAAACTGTGGTCCTCATTTTCTGTTCCATAAGAAATTCTTCGACAAAATATTTCAAGTATTCATAAACATCGAGTGATCTCTCAGCCACGGGATTGTAATTTTTCACATTGAAATATCTTTGAATAACAATATTGTTATTCAATGTGATAAGGAATTCTAACTTAGTTAAATCTTGTTCTTTCATAATTTATTGAATTTATTAAAATATAAGGGTTTTTTTGGGTTTTTCAAATTTTTTTAACTTTTTTCTTCTCTGTTGAATTTTCTTTTTTCTTTTCTTGTTAACTTCATAAACGGACGAAGGAACTCAACAAACCCTTCATCTGTTTTAGGGAGATACTTAAAAAACCCATCTTGTGTCATCATTCGAATAACATTTTTGTAACTTCTTCCTTCAGGGTCTATATTATCTCGAATGTTTTCTAGAACCAACTCTTTTGCGTTTTCAGTTATCATAGGGTTGTGTAAATCCATAATCATTCTTCTTTTATTGAAAAACTCTAGTCCCTCTTCCGAATTCTTACATCTACCACTCATCAGATTTTCTAACCCCTTCAATTTTTTAGTTTGATATATTTCTGTTGTTTTACTTAGAATATGTTCAAGTGTTGTTGGATGTTCCAATACCTCTGGAAAAAATTTAACCAAAGTTTTTTCACCGAAGTTTAATATTCCAAAAACATTATCAGATTTGTCACCTAATAAAATTTTAGCAAGTAGTAAGTTAACGTGAGGAACTTCTATTTCATCAAGTTTTATTTTATCACCTTCGTAAAAATATTTTTTGTGAAGTGGAGAATAAACACTAATTCGTGAATTTAAAAGTTGAAGTAAATCTTTATCTGAAGAAAAAATGGTAATTGTTTCTTTTTCTGCGTGTAGACAATAGTAGGAAATTAAATCATCACCCTCATTGTAAGGAACTTTAAGTTGTCTTATAAAAAACTCCTCTAGATAATTTTGGACTTTGTTTTTTTGAATATTGAATGATTCTCTTTGGAACTCATTCAGTCTTTCTCTACGATTTAACTTATAGTAAGGGTATATTTCTCGTCGCCTACTTGAGTTATGTTCGTCATCCCAAACCACAAATACCTTGTCGTAATCGTGTTCGTCCAATTGTTTACGAATGGCGTCGATGAAATGGTATAATCCACCGATGTGTGTTCCGTCAACAAAGAAGTCTCTGACACCAAAGAATCCGAGATTGAATAAATTATCTCCATCAATTAATAATGTTTTCACTATTGTTCATTATCTATCTCAGTTTCTTCCTTCAATGTAAAATCACCTTCCAATCCGAGAATTTCTTTCCAATAATCGGCGTATTCTTTTTTGTATTTTTCAACAGAAGTTTTTTCTTCGGTACTATCTTTACCCGAAATAAACCCGTGAGGTGTTACAATAATTTTACCATCCTCATAGCCCAAACCATTAATGTGGTTTTTCAATACTGAAATTTTGGTACGAGATGCAAATTTGACAGTTCTCTTGTCCTTGGTTGCCGTAATTTTAGTTGTACCAGCACCCTTTTGATTCCCAAACAACAATA